CGAGGTTTTTGAATGAGCGTAGCAATCCACCAACCCTGTCCAGACTGTGGCAGTAGTGATGCGTTACAGGTCAATAAGAACAGCACCTATTGCCATAGTTGCGGCAAGTATACGAAGACTGAGGGAGGCTATCAGCCCGTGGAGATACCAGAGAATCACGATCCAACACCTAAACCTAGCTTTAACGCGGTAGAGAATCTATTAACCACTGGTAAGTATCAGAGCATTGTATCTAGGGGCATAACCACTGCCACGGCTAAGTTATACGGCATTCTGGAGACACCAGACAAGACTTATTTTAGCTATCACAACCCTGACGATGCTTTAGTGCCGTCAGCGGCTAAGATACGGCTACCGGACAAGAAGCACAGTATTGTTGGAGACTGGAAGACTGCGGGGCTATTCGGTCAGCACCTGTTCCCTGCTGGTTGCCAGAAGACTATAACAATCACTGAGGGAGAGTTTGACGCGGCTGCAAGCTACCAGATGCAGGGCAGTAAGTACCCGGTAGTCTCTGTCAGGAACGGGGCCAGCGGTGCGTTGAAGGACTGTAAAGCCGCCTATGAGTACCTAGACAGCTTTGACGCTATTGTTATATCTATGGACAACGACGAACCCGGTCAGAAGGCTGCCAGAGAGATAGCAGAGCTATTTGGCGGCAAGTCAGCAGTTATGAGGAACCCAGCAGATTACAAGGATGCCTGCGACTTTCTGGCCGCTAACGACACTAAGGCATATAAAGAGACTTTCTGGGCCGCTGAGAAGTTTGTTCCTGACGGTATCATCAACGGTGCTAGTCTCTGGGAGGAGGTCAACAAGCCGGTGGAGAAGTCTGCTGTAATGTACCCGTGGGAGAGTCTTAACAAGCTAACCTACGGCATCAGAGAAGCAGAACTAGTCACCATCACAGCAGGCTCAGGGCTGGGGAAGTCTCAGTTTGTCAGAGAGATAGTATGGCATATCCTTAAGGAATCAGAGGATAATATAGGGCTGCTATTCTTAGAGGAGAATGCGCGTAAGACTGCACTGTCATTGATGTCACTGGCGGCTAACAAGCCACTACACCTGCCTGACGTAGAGAGTACAGAAGAGGAACGCTGGGAGGCTTTTGAGTCCACTATGGGCACTCAGAGGCTGTTTATGTTCGACCACTTCGGCAGCACCAGCATTGACAACATCATAGCCCGCTGCCGCTACATGGCTAAGGCGCTGGACACTAAGTTCCTGTTCCTAGACCACGTTAGTATTGTTGTGTCTGCACAGAGCAACGGTGATGAGAGGAAGGCTCTGGACGAGATATGCACCAAGCTGCGTATGTTAGTTCAAGAGACTGGTATCACCCTGTTTATGGTAAGCCATCTCAAGAGACCTGACGGCAAAGGCCACGAGGAAGGTGCTGCTAGTAGTCTGTCACAGCTCAGAGGCTCTGCGTCTATTGCACAGCTCTCAGACATGGTGATAGGACTAGAGAGGAATGGTCAGGCTGAAGACCCCATAGAGAGGAATACAACCAGCGTCAGAGTGCTTAAAAACCGCTTCTGTGGCACTACAGGGCCAGCAGGAGGATTGCTATTTGACCAGAAAACTGGTAGAATGCATGAGGTCAAAGAAGAGGGATTGTAAATGAGATGCATAGCGTGTAATAAGAATTTATCGGACTTTGAGTCAACACGGAAATCTGCCACCAGCGGAGAGTATTTAGATTTGTGCAATGATTGCTACTTTTACACGGCTGATGACATTGCTACCATTGACAGAGATGATCTGCGTACTGAGGCAGACACAACACTGGAGAGCCAAGAATATGAGCAAGATTGGAACCTGGGTAATGACGATTCAAGAGAGTAAGGCTGACCTGAGCAGGCTAAACCCTTACGATAAACACAGCAACAAAAACAACGCAGCGAGGCAGTATTATGTTGATTACGCTGGACATAGAAACAAACACCAGCCACGACACTATCTGGATAGTAGTGACTCAGGACGTTGAGACTGGTGAGATGCTGGAGCATTACTCTGCTGAGACTCTGGAGCCTCTGCTACGTGCCTCAGAATGCGTTATTGGTCACAATATCATAGGCTTTGATGCTCCGGTGCTGGAGAAGCAGTGGTCGCTGAAGATACCTAATGAGAAGCTGAAGGATACGCTAGTGCTGAGTAGGCTCTGGAATCCTTCTCTTGAGGGTGGACATAGCCTAGACTCTTGGGGCAAACGCTTTGGAGACCACAAGATAGACTTCCATGATTATGACGCTGGGCTGTCGGATGAGATGGTGGAGTATTGTAGGCAGGACGTAGCATTAACTACAAGGCTGTACAAGCACTTAATTAATACGCTGAATAGAGAGGAATTTAAACCGCAATGCGTAGATTTAGAAAAGAAGGTGTACATCATTACGGTGGAGCAGGAGCGAAACGGATTCATGCTAGACGTAGAAGCAGCTACTACGCTATGGCAAGACATAACTTACAAGATGAGGACGATAACAGCGGAGCTTCAGAAGGTGTTTCCACCCATAGTGGAGGAGAGGTGGTCAGAGAAGACCGGGAAGAGACTGAAGGACAAGGTGACTGAGTTTAATGTTGGCTCACGTAAGCAGATTGCAGAAAGGTTGCAAGAGGCTGGCGTTAAGTTTAAACAGAAGACTGAGAAGGGCGCTATCATTGTTAATGAGAAGGTGCTGGAAGGTATTGACATCCCTGAAGCAAAGGCTATATACGACTACCTGCTACTACAGAAGAGAGCAGCACAGATAGACTCTTGGCTGACTCACGAGAAGGAAGGCAGGGTACACGGCAGGGTTATCACCAACGGAGCTGTGACAGGACGTATGACGCACCATAGCCCTAACATGGCTCAGATTCCGTCTGTGACTGCACCGTATGGCAAAGAGTGTAGATCATTCTGGTGTGTGCCGGAGGGTTACAAGTTAGTAGGCTGTGATGCCAGTGGGCTAGAGTTACGTATGCTTGCACACTACATGCGAGATGATAACTACACTAACGAGATACTCAGCGGTGACATCCACACAGCTAATATGAAGGCAGCAGGACTCACTGACCGCGACAAAGCCAAGACCTTTATCTACGCCTTCCTGTACGGTGCAGGGCCAGCTAAGGTAGGACAGATAGTAGGCGGTGGCTTTAAAGAAGGACAGCAGCTAACAGATTCCTTCCTACGTAACACACCAGCACTAGCTAGGCTACGAGAGCGTGTATTGAAGTTTGCTAGAGGTGGCACACTTCCGGGTCTGGACGGTAGACGCTTGCGGGTTAGGTCAGAACACGCAGCACTTAACACGCTACTACAGGGTGCAGGCGCTATAGTAATGAAACAGGCTCTGGTGTTTATGTCAGAGTCTTTAAAGAAGTACGACATACCACACAAACTAGTCGCTAACGTGCATGACGAGTTTCAGATAGAAGTACCAGAGAATTTTGCTGATGTAGTAGGCAAAGCAGCAGTACGAGGCATCAGGAATGCAGGAACGGAATTAGACCTGCGCTGCCCTCTTGATGCTGAATACAAAGTAGGGAATAACTGGGCAGAGACGCATTGACAAAGCCATACAAAATATGGTATAATATAGACAGATCAGTTGTGATCTAAAACAACCTAGAGGTAATAAAGATGAGTGAAGCAAAACCAGTAACAGTAAACGCAGACATAATGTGGGCCAGCCTGCAAGAAGTAAACAAAATGTCTGGTAAGTTCCAAGTAGACCTGTGCCAGCTATCCAAAGCAGCAGTAGAAGCTCTGGAGATGATGGGTCTTAGTGTACGCAACAAAGAAGGTCAGGGAGACTTTGTAACTGTGAAGTCTAAGTTCCCTATCCGCATCTATGACACTGACAGTAACGAGATTACAGGCATCCTAGTGGGTAACGGCTCTAAAGGTAAGGCTGTGCTTTCTTACTACGATTGGAAGTCACCAGCAGGGCAGGCAGGACGTAGCCCAGAAATGTACAAGCTGGTAGTCACTGACTTGATCCCCTACGGAAACAAAGAAGAACACGTAGAAGTAGATATGGATGAAGCCTTGTGATATTAATTGATGCAGACATACTGGTCTATCGCATAGGCTGGTCTTGTAATAGCGAATCTAAGAAGACTGCCGTCAGCACCATTGACGGCTTTATCTCTGACATTCTGTTACAGCTCAACGTAGACGAAGAAGAAGACGAGTATGTTCTGTATCTCACTGGCAAAGGAAACTTCCGCAAGGAATATGCCGTTACTGCTGAGTACAAAGGAAATCGTAAAAATAAGGAGAAGCCAGTGCATATACAGGCGTTGCGCCAACACCTTATTGACAAGTGGGCTGCTGTAGTTACTGAAGGAGAAGAGGCAGATGATGCCATAGCTATAGCAGGAACACTACACGGTGATAAAGCCATCATGGTCTCTTTAGACAAGGACTTTGACCAGATACCGGGCTGGCATTATAACTTTGTTAAGCACAGTAAGTATTATGTTAAGCCAGAGGAAGGCTTACGTTTCTTCTACCGCCAGATACTGATGGGTGATAGGATTGATAACATCATGGGCATCAAAGGTATTGGTGAGAAGAAGTCAGAGAAGATTCTAAAGGACTGTACTACTGAGCAGGAATTCTACGATAAGTGCGTAGAGATGTACGAGGGTGACGAAGACAGAGTGATAGAGAATGGTAGGATGCTCTGGCTGCGTAGGTACGAAGGTGAGATATGGGAGTTTAAAAATGACTAACAGAGTAGGCGAGTATAGTATACATTACACTGACGAAGCAGATACTTTAATAATACAAGATGCTTTAGATACTTTAAAGTCTCTGGGTAAAACTAAAGTGTATCCGTATGGGAAAGGACAAGTTTGTTTTCACCATAAAGGAGATTATTTCTTTATTTCCCCATATAGCTTTAAGTGGTCTCCTAGACACAGAGCCAATGAAAAGTGGAGAAAACCTAAAGATTTAAGCATAAAAGGATGCTTTGAAGATATAGACGGATGGTGTGAGTACAAAAAAAGGAAGAGACTTGAAGACAAGAAATAACGGAAGATGGACAGAAGCTCGTTTCCGTTCCTTTATCGTCTCTGCACTCAGACAGGCTCACGCTAAGTGGGGTGTAAAGCATGATGTCAAGTCAGCGGCTAGGGTAGCTAGAGGGATGTACAAGTGTGCCAAGTGCGGCAAAGGCTCTCCAGCTACTCTACCACCGCTAGAAGGACGTAAGCGTAGGCGCAACAACGCAGCAGTAGATCACATAGACCCAGTAGTAGACCCAACAAAAGGCTTTATTGATTGGAACACCTACATTGAGAGGATGTTCATCGAAGCTCAGGGGTATCAAGTGCTGTGTCACAAGTGCCATACTGCTAAGACTAACGCAGAGCG